ACCAAATGAACGTATGCTGGATGCTGTAACTAATATTATAAATAGAATTGAATGGGGTGAACAGTTGAAGTGTTCTGGGGAAGATGCTTTAGGTGTTTTAGAAATATTAGATTCAATGGAGGTTAAAGATTTTCCTGCAATTCCTGACTTGAATGAAGCGATTGATTTATTGTATGATGTAATCAATAACTTAGAAGAAAAAATGGAGAGAGAAAATGAATGCTAAAGAAAACATTGAAAGAAGAATAACAAGAGAAGGGTTGAATATTACTGTTGGTAAGGGATGTTCTTGGGGATTGTCTTCTAAGTGGGCATATGGCTATTATTCTTCTGATGGTAGAAGATACTATGAGCCAATGAGAGGTTTTGCAACTTTGAAGGAACTTGAGGCAGACGCAAGAGCATTTGCCAGAGAATTGCTTGTTAGGAGAATGTATGAGAGAACGTAGAGAATGGACTTATGCAGACAAAGCTGACTTGAAGAAATACCTTGATGAAGGAAGAGAAGTAAAGGAGATTGCTGAGTTAATGGGGCGAAAGAGAACAGCAGTGGTAAATGCCATAGAAAGATATTTTAGACCAGATTCTGTTCTTTATAAAAGACGAATGAAATATAAAAAATATAAAAAAGAGGAGGTAATATTATAATGAAAGTAAAATTAAGAGATTTGCTGAATGCAGTAGGACCTAATGAAGGATTCAATAAGTTGTTAAATGTTAATTTAAGAGCAAAGATAGCTTACAAAATCAGTAGATTAGTGTTTAATGATATTGAATCATGTAGAAAAGAATTTGATAAACAGAATTTAGAACTATTTAAGAAATATGGTGAACCTGTATTCGTTGTAAAACGTGATGAAAATGGGCAACCTGTGTTAAACGAAAATGGTGAAGAAATAAGAGAGCAAATAGATAAACTTCAACTAAAGCCAGAAAACGTAACTAAATACAATGAGGAAATTATTGAGTTATTAGAGGAAGAGGAAAACATTTGGTTTGAACCAATAAAACTTTCAGAGTTAAAAGTAGATTTGAAGGAGATTGAATTAACTCCACTTGACATGAGAAGAATGATGCCATTTCTTATTGATGACACTGATGTTGAAGAATCGCAAAAGAGTTCAGGGGAGAAATAACTATGACAACAGAGCAAACATTTTATCTATGTCTTGCAGTCATATGTTGTGTATTTCTTTTACATAATTTATAAGTATTGCACATCTTGTGCAAGAGAGATGCATAGAGAAGGTAATAAATTATATGTTCAGAAAAATAGAAGTGGCTCAAGAAAGTATATAAATAGAAAGCTAGTATGTAAGTGTCCAACATGTGAAAAGTTACATCTTGTACACATAGATTGGGTTGGACACGGAATGCCAAGAGTATATTGTGCTACTTGTAGAAGGAGGGCAGAATTTGAGATTGAATAACAACTATCAATATTATAGTGAAGGAAGAAAATTCAAGATATATTGTACTTGCTTTTCAGAGCCGATAGAAATTTACTTAACGGCCGATTCACTTGATGATGCATATGTGATTGCCTTAACTCGCATGTCCAGAGAACTTAAGATGAAAAAAGAGTTCATTCACAACAGAATAACGAAACATCCTAAGTCATTCAAAATCTTAGAGTATGTAGAATAAAACTGTATATATCCTGTATTTGTGAAAATTGAACACTAATTCGAAATTATTGAACAATTACATAAAATTTGATTTTAAATTATCAAAGTTGTATAATAATAACAAATTCTCTAATAATAAAAAATAACTTAGGAGGATACGTGACATTTATCGAGTTTGATACTCTTAAAGTTGGTGACAAGGTGCTTATAAATAATTTCACAGGTCGTAACAAGACGCAGGGATGTATAGTTAGATTATATACTAATACTAAGAAAGCGCTTGTGAAACTTGATGATGGGCATCTTCGCTTAAAATCTTATAAAACACTATCATTATCAAGACTGTAGAGGACAGAATGAAAAATTCATTATTGCTGATGGATTTTAATAACATTCTGTATCGTGCTATGGAACTAACCAATCTATCTCTTACCTGGAAAGGAATGTCTACTAATGGGATATTTGGTTTTATTAATCAGTTCTGTAACTGTGTAAATGCAATTAAGCCAAAGTATGTAATAGTATGTAACGATAGAAAGCCTTATGACAGAACGAAGTTATTTCCAGAGTATAAGGCTGACCGAGCAATAGTCAAAGATGAAAAGAGAATAAAAGAAGTTCAATTTAATATTGATAAGACCAGAGAACTTCTTGACTTACTCAACATCGAGTATTGGTCTGAAAAAGGGCTTGAGGCTGATGACCTAATAAGTCTTACAGTAAAGAAGTACCACAATGACTTTAGACGTATAGTAATTTACTCAGGAGATTCCGACCTTAATCAACTTCTTAAACATCACAATGTGTGCTTAAGAAGAAAGGTAAAAGGTAAATACATTCTGTACTCTATTGTTAACTTCAAAGAAGAGTACGAAAATATAAGCATTAAACAGTATATAAAGTATCTGGCTATTGTTGGAACTCATAATTCCATTCCTGGCATATCTGGGTTAGGTCCTGTTAAAGCATTAAAAATAGTAAAAGACGAAGAACTTCTCAATGCCTGTTATCAAGAACATGGAGATAAGTTAAGACTATATGAGAGACTAATTAAATTGCCTTTCAGAACTAACACAGTAAGAACGCCTGAGTTAAAAGAAGCATCCTGTAACAGATTTAAATTTATCAGATTCTTATCTGGTTTAGGCATTAGACCGACTGCTCCTATGGAGACAACAATGAGAATATTAGAAGGAGGATGAAGCGTGCATATAAAAAGTATTCATTATGACAACATCGAACTTAAAAATGGTGAACAGATAAGAGAAATAGTTAGGAGGGGAATAATATGATTAATGCAGTTATCACAATAAAGAATTGCAAGTATTATATTTGTTATGTCACTGTTACAGGTAAGACTATTAAAAAGAGAATAAGCCATCGGCAAATAAGTACAGAAGACTTTTTGTATTGGGCTCATCTAAGACAAACATATCTTAAGACGATATAATGGCTGCTTTCTCAGAAGCACTTCAAGAGAATGTATTAGCTCTTCTTTGTTATGATAGAAAATACAGTTCAAGCATATCACTTCTGGTTAAAACGGATATGTTTGATAATGAGATATATAGAGAGATAGCCGACAAGGCTATAAAGTATGAACGAGAATATAAACAGCCAATTTCTGACCATCTTATTGATGTATTCGAAGATAAGATAAAGGATGATAAGAACAAGAAGAGAGCTAAGTTATTTATAACCGTTATCTCATCATTGAGAGAGTTAAAAGATGAGATAAATGGTGAGTTTGTAATGAAGGAGTTGAACTCTTTCATTAGAGAAGCACAAACCAGATTAATGCTCAAAGAAGCCTTTGAAAAGTTTCAAGAAGGCAACTTAGACGCAGTAGACAACATAATAAACAATCGACACAAAAGAATGATTGAAATATTTGACCCAGGCATTATGTTTGGTAAAGATATTAAACGTACCTTAAAATTTCTCAATCAAGATGAGGAGTTGTTTCGTACCAACATCACACACTTAGACAAAATGGGCATCTGCCCAGCAAGAAAAGAGTTGTACACATTCGTGGCTCTACCCAATTTTGGTAAATCATGGGCTATAAGTCACTTTGGTAAAGTAGCAGTGATAACTAGAAATACTGTGGTACATATAACTCTTGAGATGGATGAAAACAAGGTATCCCAAAGATATATTCAGTCATTCTTAGGTGTGGCTAAGAATAAAGAAGAAACAAAACAAGTGGCATTTGATGTTAATGACAAAGGATATGTAAGTAATATACGTCTTGAGAGAATAATAAATAAGTTATCACTTAAAGATGAAGACATAGAAGGAAAAATACTTAAGAAACTGGCTACTCTGTACAAACCACGTTTAATCATTAAACAGTTTCCCACTGGAATGTTAACAGTAGAAATGTTGATTGGGTATTTGGATAATCTTAGAACATTCTATAATATATTTCCTGATATGCTACTTGTAGACTATGCTGACTTATTAAAACTTGATTCGAGACATGTTAGAGAAGATACAGGACGTGTATACAAAGAGTTACGTGGAGTTGCAGTAGACCAAAACATAGCTGTAGTAACAGCATCACAGGCTAACAGAGCTGGAGAAGACTCAGTTCTTCTAACACGAAAGAATCTTGCTGAAGACTTTAGTAAGGTGGCTATTTCAGACAATGTAATAACATATAATCAGACAACATATGAGAGGAATTTTGGGTTAGCTCGTCTCTTTGTTGATAAGGCACGTAACGATAGACGAGGGGATACTATTCTTATATCTCAGAATTATAACAGAGGACAATTCTGTATCAATTCTGGATACATGAATACAAATTACTTTAAATCTCTTGAGTCCAACAATAATCTTTATGATGATGAAGACGATGAAGACAGACCTAAAATAAAACGTACAAAGTTGAGAATAACAAAGAAGGAACGAGACTGAGGAGAAAAACAATGAAACTAACTATTTTAAGGTTTGAAGATTAAACAATGATATCTAAAGAAGCAGTAAAACAGTTTAGAGAACAAAAACTTAATGATTGGAGATGGGTAAAAGATATCTCCCGAAAGGATGCTGAACAATATATTGTAGATGTTGCACCTAAGTTTAAGTTCAAGACCAGACCTTTTACTCATCAACTTGTCTCTATAATAGTAGGTATAGAGAACAAAGAGTTCTTGTATCTATTAGACATGGGTTTAGGCAAGTCCAAAATAGTAATAGACTTAATTCAGTACCACATGAAGTATAGTAACGTCAAAAAGTCTCTTGTATTATCTCCATCACCTGTATCTGTGTTTGATTTTGCTGAACAGGTGAATATACACTCTAATCTATCTCACATAGAGGTATATGGAAAGAAGGAAGATAGATGGGACAGTTTCAACAAAGAGGCTGATATTTACATTATCAATTATGATGGTTTAAAGTCAATGATTACAGATAGACAAAAAGGTGGCTTTGTATCACAAGCTAAGAAGATATCTAACATGTTTGACTTAGTAGTATTTGATGAGATTCACCTTTGTAAAAATCGAACTACCATAAACTTTAAGATGGCTTGTTTCATATCTTCAAATGCTAATATTAGATATGGGTTAACTGGAACACCTCATGGCAGAGACCCACAAGACTTGTGGGCTCAGTTCTATATAATTGACAGAGGAAAAACGTTGGGTAATAATATCTCAATGTTTAGAGAAGCATATTTTACTACCAAAATAAACTTCTGGGGTGGGTATGAGTATAAGTTCAACGAAAAGTACGTTGATAGTCTTAGCAAAAGAATAGCTAACAGGTCTCTTAGGTATGAAGAAAACGAGGCTCAAGACCTTCCAAAACTAACTAGAATTAAAACCTATGTAGGACTTGGTGTAGAAGCTAGAGGTTATTATAATGCTGCTGTCAACGGGTTAGTAGAGGTTAAAGGTGATTATAAAAAGTTGGATGCTATCTTCATACGTCTAAGACAGATATGTTCAGGCTTTCTTGGACATAAGTTGGATGAAGAAAACGTAATGATTGATTTTGATGATATTACTAAGATTGAGGCTCTTACCGATTTAATACTAAGTACTCCAAAGGAGGCAAAAGTAGTTGTGTTTCATGAATTTATTCGTTCTGGAACAAATATTGCTAAGGCTCTTGACGATATAAACATTAAATATGAGAGGCTTTACGGTGCTACAAAAGACAAAGATGCTGTCAAAAATAGATTTATAAAAGACCAGAAGTGTAAAGTATTTATAGTTAATCACAGAAGTGGGGGTACAGGTTTAAATCTTCAGACAGCAAACTATGTTATATACTACGAAAGCCCTGTAAGTTCAATTGTAAGAAAACAGTCCGAGAAAAGAGTATACAGAACAGGACAAACTAAACATACCTTCATATACGATATAGTAGTAAAAAACTCTGTAGAAGAAAAGATACTCAGATTTATACAAGAGGGTAAAAATCTGTTCAAAGCCATTATAGATGGTAAAGAAAACATAGAGAGATTAGTATGAAAGATAAGAGAAAAAGAGACAAGTTGATAAACTTTCTTAATGTCTACTCAATCCCCTACCTCACTGAGGGTCCTAACGTAGGTAAATCTAATATAAACATAAAGTGCCCATTGTGTGACAATGACCCAAGCTATCATATGGGGCTTAACTACAAAACAGGTGCTTACGGATGTTGGAGAGACTCAAGTCATAGAGGCAAGGACATGTCCTATGTATTGATGAGACTTGTAAAATTGCCTCTTCTAGAGATACGTGCTCAAATTGGGTTAAAAACAGTTCTTGAGAAAGATGATGTGGCTGATATAATAAAGGAGTTAAGCTCGTCAAATAAAATCATCACTGAGAAATCTAATAAGAAGTCAAAGTATCTAAAATTTCCCAAATACTTTGTACCACTATGGCTTGAATCTCTTGAACTTAGATATCTTAAAGCATATTTGTCAATTAGAGGCTTTGAGGAAGTAAATGAAGTTGCGTACTGTTACAATCTTATGGGAAGTGTTCGTTCGGAATCAAGTTGGAAACACAGAATAATATTTCCAGTATATATGAACAATACATTAGTAACTTGGACTGGTAGAATTATAAATAACCTTTCTAACTTGCCTCGTTATAAAGATTTGTCTATTGATGAGTCTATAATACCTATCAAAGAGTGTTTATTTAATTATGATGATATAAACATTTCTGGGGGAGAAGTGTTATACATCACAGAAGGACCATTTGATGCTATGAAATTAGATTGGTATCTACCAAACACTGAAAGGGCTACATGTTTATTTACAAAGACAATATCAAAGGCTCAGATTAATTTGTTATGGAGTCTTAAGAACAGATTTGACAAGTTTGTAATTATGCTAGACGCAGACGCACAGTCAAATGCTATTACAATACAAGAAGCGCTAAAGCCTGTAATTAATGCTAACGTATTAGTCATCGACCACGGTGACCCTGGAGATATGTCTAAATCATTAATAAAACGGGGGTTTATAAATGACAAAGAGAGAGAAACTAAGAATTAAGAAGAGAATCACAGACGAAGATTTAGAGAAACGATGGATAAGAATATTAAGAAATTGGGAATGTGAAAAGTGTGGTTCAAATAATCTTTCGCTAGAAGGTCTTGCTAGAGATTCTTTGTTGTGTAAAACATGTGGTCATATAGTGTACAAACAGTTTTGTATAAGAACATCAGACTGGGAAATATGTCCTATTTGTAACAGTTACTATATACCACAAGATGATGTAAAATTTCCAATAGCAGCATGTTCCAAGTGTTTAAGTGAAATGGAGTTTGACTATGACAATCATGGTAACATTGTATTTGTAAAGAAGATTGTTAATGTATGTGCATATTGTGGAAAGATTTTTGAGACTACACACGCTTCAACCAAGTTTTGTAAACATGAATGTAGAGAAGCACATGAGGCTAAGTATCAACTTGATTATCGTGAAAGAGTAAAAGCGGAAAAACGTGCTAAAATTATCAAGACAAGTAGAAATAAAAATATAGTAAGTCAAAGTCAAGTTTAACTGTTTTTGTGGTATATATCAAAAAACTTAATCATTATTACCCTTATATAAATTACTGTTTTTGTGTCAAGTTATTGAAATTATTAAGAAAAAAAATTTATTTAATAAGTAGAAAAGTTCTTGTTTTTATGATAGAATCATAGAACTTCATCTTGAACAACTTTTATCATAGGCTGTAACAACTATGAATCTTTGGTTCATAGATATTAAATAATCGAGGAGGAAGTACATATGTCAGTAAGAAAAGAATTAGAAGCATTGTTGAAGGTTAAACAGGAGAAAGGTGAGAGCATGGATGAGTACATAACACGTATAGTTGACAAGGGTGATAAACTCTTTGAGAAAAAGCCTAAAGCGTGGGATGAGTTATCTGAAGAAGCTCAAGAGTGGATGAATGAGGCCACAGAAGTTGTAAAAGAGAGAGAGGAAGACGAAAGTGTAGAATTGCCTGATTTTCCTGATGATGATGACGAGGAAGATGAGAAACCTGTTAAGAAAGGTAAAGCTAAGAAAGTAGAAGAAGAGGAAGAAGATGATGAGGAAGATGATGAGGAAGATGAGAAACCTGTTAAGAAAGGTAAAGCTAAGAAAGTAGAAGAAGAGGAAGAAGATGACGAGGAAGATGAGAAACCTGTTAAGAAAGGTAAAGCTAAGAAAGTAGAAGAAGAGGAAGAAGATGACGAGGAAGATGAGAAACCTGTTAAGAAAGGTAAAGCTAAGAAAGTAGAAGAAGAGGAAGAAGATGACGAGGAAGATGATGAGGAAGATGATGAGGAAGATGATGAGGAAGATGAGAAACCTGTTAAGAAAGGTAAAGCTAAGAAAGTAGAAGATGACGAGGAAGATGAGAAACCTGTTAAGAAAGGTAAAGCTAAGAAAGTAGAAGATGACGAGGAAGATGAGAAACCTGTTAAGAAAGGTAAAGCTAAGAAAGTAGAAGATGATGAGGAAGATGAGAAACCTGTTAAGAAAACTAAGAAAGAAGAGGTCAAGCCTAAGAAAGCACAAACACCTAAAGGGCAAGGGGCTAGCACTCAGGTTATCTTATACATGGTTGACAACCCAGATGCAGACCTGAAAGATATCATGAAGTATTGTGATAAGAAGGGTTGGGCACTTCAGCCTAATACGGTCAGAATACGACATACTATTGTTCAGCTTATAATGAATCATCTCAAAGAAACAAAAAGACTTAAATCAAGCAAATAGGAAATAAGATACGTGATACAGGTGATTTAATCAAGTGTGTAGGTCCAATTCCTACAACTGTATCACTTTATTCTAATCAAAGGAGATATACAATGTCACTATTGGAAGGTATTACTGTAGAATTTGACTGCAAAGTGCAAAAAACAGATAGAGTTAACCTTGTATTTGATGTGTTTGGTTTAAACGTGGATAAATACAAACATGTGGTAGTTGACAATCTCATAATGCCTTCTGAGTGGGATATTGTGTACATTACAGGGGTTAGTGGTAGTGGTAAAACAACGTTGCTCAGAAAGATTGCTAACAAATACAAAATTGATTTTGATAATATGATATTTAACAAGTTCTCAGAGAAAATGAGCAAGTCTGATACACCACTAATAGACAGTATAGGCAAGGACTTTAACGAAAGTATGTTTTTGTTGAATACTGCTGGGTTATCGGAGGCATTTATCTACTTCAAAAGATATCGTGAGTTATCAGAGGGTCAAAAATACAGGTTTTACTTAGCAAAGTTACTTGAAAGTAGCAGTGATATAATTTGTGTGGATGAGTTCGTAACAGCTTTAGATAGAGTCACAGCAAGAATAGTGGCTTTTAACTATCAAAAGATAGTACGAAAATTGAACAAAAGACTTATAGTTGCTACATCACATGACGATTTAATAGACACACTTAGACCATCACACGTTATATCATTTGATTATGCTGGAGAACATCATATAAAAAAGATGTTTTTTGATAATAAAGCTACCCCTCCTTATCTTAATGAGATAGAAGTAAGACGAGTGCCTCCAACCAGCAAAGATTTACAATTATTGAAATATCACTACAAAAATACCAAATTACCAGCAATGGTTCTTGATATTTTTGGCTTTTATTACAAGAACAATATAATAGGCTTAATGATAAGTTCAGTACCAATTCGTACTTACATGATAGACCAATTCTATCTAACTGAAGAGGAGAGAAAGATATTCTCAAAACTTAATACCAATGAAAGAAGACTTGTTTCAGGTAACAATACAGCAAATATATGTAGAGAAGTTATTCATCCAATGTTCAGAGGTATAGGTCTTGCTACTCATATGTTTGAGAAATTCATACCATTAACTAATAAAAGACTTGTTCTAGCCTCTGCTGCTATGTTCAACTATGTAAAGTTTCAAGAAGCTGCTGGTATGACTTATATAAAACCAAAAAATGCCAGCAAGTTTGAAAAACTTACCAAGTTTTTTAATAACAATAATATTGATATAAACAGAATCTATTACGATAGCAACTACAGAAAATCTGTAATAAATGAACTCATCAACAAGAAGGAAACATTTAAGGAGTTTCTTAATCTTATAGAACTGTACACAAAACGATACTTTGCAGGACTTGGGGGTAGAGGTATTGAGGAAAGTAACAAACTAAGGTCATCAGACATGTTAGAGAAATATCTTATTAAGTTGAGACCAACAAACGTTAAAACCTATTACAAGATTAATGAGAATGTTCCAATAGACTTCTCTTGTTTAAATAAATTCAGGTCGAAGTTGATAAGAAAAGAGCCTAAGAATGAACAGTTAATAAAAAAATCTATAGAAAGGAGAGCATTAAGATGAAATATGTATGTATCTATTGTTCAACAGAATTTAACTCTTATGATAGACATCCTGAATGTCCAAGATGTAAAAAGAGACAGCCGAAACTTGGTGCAGATACACATATAGTGGTCAACAACGAGAGAAATTACTTTAATATATCTTCAGAAGATACAAAGACAGACAAAGAACACACGGAAGACGTAAGTAAAAACGTCTGAAGAAATAGTTAAAACATTTGAGTAAAAGGAGAAATAATACATGAAACTAATAGACGCAGCTATGTTAGCATCTAAATGTTGTGCCTCAAACGATAGTGTAATAACCTCATTCAAATACATATGTTTTGATACTGATAAGATACTTACTTACAATGGACAACAGGGCATGAAAGTAAAAACAGAGGGTATTGAACACTTAAAGTGTGTAGTACCAGGAAAAGAGTTTATAGACTTGTTACGAGCTATGGATGAAAGTAGTACTATATCAGTTATAGATAACGTTGTAGAGATAAAAGATAAGAACACTAAGGCAAAGTTGTCCTCTTTAAAGAGAAAAGAATTTATATTGGAATCAAACGACAAAGCATTTGAGAATAAAGATGCTGTAGAGTTAAAACTAAGTGAAAAGTTTTTTAGCGGTCTTGATAAGTGTTTTAGTGCCATAACAACTAATCCTGCTGAGACTAACAGACTTGGTATCACTCTTGATATTAACTCGTCAGGAAGAATATCTTTCTACGCTACAGATGGGTTTCAACTGGCTCGTTATAGATACAAAAACAAGAACGTGAACAAAGAAATTAAAGTTCTTATGCCCAAAGATTTCTGTTCTCTTATAATGTCCAACGATGTAAAGTCATTATTACTTAATGGTACTATCAAAATATCATCATCACTATTGTCTATAGAAAAGGACGAAGTGTATTTATTTTCACATCTTCAAAGTGACGTGTCTTTTATAGACTTTGAACAAAGCATAACAAATCACTGGGGAAACAACGATGATTCCAAGTTCGTAGAAATGCCAGATGAGTTGATAACAGCTTTAAATCGATGTTCTCTTATTCTTAAAAAAGAAGATGATAAGGTTCTTATTAACACAGAACGTAACATAATGCGTATAACATCTGTAAGTGATGTTGGAAAGGTTAAAGAGATAATAAGAGTAAAAGGAAAGTTGATTGATTCAGAGTTTTTGATAAGCATTTCAAAGATGAAAGACTTGTTAACAGTTACTAAGAATATCTGTATAACCGAGACAAATAAAAACTTCTTTGTAATACTTGGGCAAGACGTTGGAGTTATTCGTTTGTTAGCCTGTATTCCAACTCATAAAATAAAGCCGGATGATAAGGAGGAATAACTAAATGAGTTTATTCTTTTACAAAGAGGGAAGTAATAAGATACTAAAAGGGCAACGTGACTTAGAGAATGGATATAAATATGAATGTAGAGTATGTTCTCTTAACAATACACCTATAAATTCACCACGTATGCCTCCAACTGGCTCAAAACACCCTAGTTTATATAACATTGGTGAGGCTCCTGGAAAAACTGAAGATGAGAACAATGAACAATTCATTGGTAAATCTGGTGAGATATTACGTGGAGTTATGAGTGAGGTATTTGATATCAAGTTTCTAAAAAGAGAAGTAAGATGGAATAACGTAGTACGATGTCACCCAAACAATAACAGAACACCAACAGCATTTGAAATAGCCTGTTGTAGTAAATCAGTAGAAACTGATATTCTTAACACCAGACCTAAGATAGTTATAGGATATGGCAATGTGCCACTAAAGAAGTTTCTGAATATAGATGGTGGTATTTTTACATGGAGAGGTAGACATATACCAGTTAAGATTCAAGACTATACTTTTTGGTTCATGCCAATGTTACATCCTGCTTACATAGTAAGACGAGACAAGAAAAATGAGGAAGTGCAAGATAGAGTTTTTTCTCACATGTTTAAGATAGATATGTTAAATGTTAAAAAGGTTTTAGAGAGTGAAGAAGTGCCAAAAGTTATATCATCTGGATATGAAAAAGGGATAAGGTACATAATTCAAGATTCTGATGAAAGTGTTAACATCATTGCTCAGTATCTTGATGAACTGGCACAAGAACAATATGTAGCAATAGATATTGAAACTCATGCTGATCCAAGAGACAACGCTGTTGAAAAAGACAGAGATAAAGCCTCACTCAAGCCTTGGAATCCTAACTCTATGATTTTATCTATTGCCTTATCTAACTACAAAAAAACAATTGCCTTCCCACTACATGTAATGTGGAGTAAAAAGAGACAAGAAAAAGTTGAGAAAATGTTAGTCAAATTTCTTAAGAATAACACAATAAAAGTAGCACACAACAGTAAGTTTGAATTAACATGGCTAAACTACTTCTATGGTACAGACGTGATATGTGCCTCAAAATGGTACGATACACAAGGTCTAGCAATGGCTTTTGACGAGAGACCTGGAGGAAAGAACGATAGTATTGCTGACTTAGGTACACAGACTCTTATACACTTTGGATTCAATCTAAAAAGTCTTACAGAAGGAACAATAGATAGAACTCAACTTAAAACTTTAGTAGATACTGGAAGATTAAAAGAACTATTAATATATAATGGAATGGACTCAAAGTATGAACACAAGTTACTTACTAAACAGATAGCTGTGTTACCTAAAGACTTGAGATGGACATTTAATCATACAAATAAGTTAGCAAGAACGTTGGCTATAACTGAATCAGTGGGATTACCCTTAGACCTTGAAATTGCTAAAAAGTACTCCAAAGATTATGAAGTCACAATGAAGGACATTGAATCCAAGATAAGTAAGAGACGTGAAGTTAAAGAGTTTGAAAAGATGAAACACACACCATTTAAACTAGGTTCCAATACACAACTTATAACTGTGTTTAGAGACATACTAAAAGTAGAACAGATTAAAACAACTCCCAAAGGAGGCTTTTGCGTTGATGAAGAAACTCTAAATGCTTACAGTAATAAAGGCATAGAACTTGCTAGTCTTATAATACAACATAGAAAAGCGTCTAAACAGAAATCTACATATGTCGATTCTATAGTTGACAAAATGTACGATGATGGCTTAATACGACCCGACTATATGCACCTATTTGTTGTAACAGGGCGTTTGAGCGCAACTAGTCCTCCAATTCAGACGTTCCCTAAGAGAGAGAACAAACAAGCCAGAGCAATAATAACAGCTCCAAAAGACCATCACATAGTTGCTATAGACTATGGGCAAATTGAAGCACGTGTAATAGCTACTGTATCTAGAGATGCTTTTTACTGTGACGCTTTGAAAACTGGATATGATATACATCTTGAATGGGCTAAGAGAATTGCTAAGAGAATGAAACTTACTCTTAACAAAGATGAGTTAAAAAAGTTTAGAAGTGATGTTAAGAACATGTGGACATTCCCAGCCTTCTATGGCTCATCATTAGACTCAATCGAAGCAGCGTTTGGGGTTAGTCAAGGTACACTTAAACGGGAGTTTAAAGAGTTTTGGGAACAGTTGGCTGATGTTAAAGTCTGGCAAGAAAAAATGATTCAGTTCTATTATGACAATGGGTATGTAAAGTCAGCATTTGGAAGACGTAGACATGCTCCATTATCAAAGAATGAAATACTCAACACACCAATCCAAAGTGCTGCCTCAGACATAGTTACTGATGCTATGAATAGACTATCTGAGTTGTCTATTAAACGTAAAGACCCTATGTTACAACCAATATGGAACATTCACGATGACTTAGGTTTCTTTATTCATGATGATGTATTGGAAGAATATATAGAAATAATTGCTGAACAAATGTGTTGTGTACCTTATGATTGGATAACAGTTCCCATATCAGCCGAAGTAAGTGTTGGAAAACATTGGCATGAACTGAAAGAGATAATAACCTACGATACAAGAGACTTTAAAAAAACATTTTAAGGGAGAAACGTTATGATAATGACAGATGAGGTTAAATCAGAAATATGTGAAGAATCACTAACAGTATCATGGAAAGAATTTAAAGACAAAGTAGAAGAATTAGGGGTTACAGATAATATGGTTATAGATATGATTGACTTAAGTGGATTCATGGACGATATAAACAAGATTAAGGTTGTAGTTACTCATAAGGGCTTCTCAATATACGTTTAAGGAGAGTATTATGAAAAATGAGGATTTTACCGTAAAATATCGACCTAAGGATTTTAAACAGGTCGTTGGTCAAGATGACATTGTTAAAACTTTGGATAAAATGGCTAAGGCTAAAGTATTGCCACATGTTATTATCTTAGCTGGACCACCAGGAGTAGGTAAAACCACTATAGCTAAAATCATAGGCAATGCTGTTAACTGTGATGAACAGAATGTACTTGAGGTTAATGCCTCAGAAAACAACGGGGTCAATGACATGAGAAACATTATCAAGTTCATTGACTTTCCAGCTCTTGGTAACAACCCAACTAAATTAATAATTCTTGATGAGTGTCAAAAAATCTCAGGCAACGGATTTGATGTGTTACTTAAGCCTTTTGATAAACTTCCTGACCATGTATACTTTGTTTTATGTACAACAGAATTTGATAAGATACCAAAGACTATACGAAGGCGAGCAACCAACTTTATGTTGAAAGAGATAGATTATAACACAATACTTGATAAAGTAACTGATATTGCAAAGGCTGAGAACATAAAGTTATCTACAGACTCAATCAAAATGATTTGTAGAGCAGCTAATGGTTGTCTTGCTGAGGCTATTATTCATCTTGGACAGTGTAGATTCTGTTCTACAAAAGAAGAGGTAGCAGAATTAATTAACACTTATGTGGATACAAAAGACACATATGACCTGTGTAAAGAGTTGACTAAGAACAAGCCTTCATATAAAAGACTTCAACAAATTCTTTTAGATTTGAAAGGTAAGAATCCAGAGGCTATTAGATTACAAGTTGTTGGATATCTTATGGCCTGTGTTCTTAATGCCAAAAGTGAAGATGAAGTACTAATGTTCTCACAAAGACTCAACTACTTTAGCGAGCCTATCTATAATGCTAACTATTTTTACGAGTTGGTTCTTAGCGCAATGAAGGCTCTAACTGAGTAAAGGAGGTGAAATAATGAGTAAAAGATTATCATTGGAGGAAGCTAGAGAGTTATTAAAAATTGACAAGACAAACTTAGACATTCAGTGTGCTACACATTCTGAGATATTTCAAGATATATCAGAATCACGATTAATCGCCATGGATATTGAGGATACACTAAAGACTGAATTAGAAGAAGTAAAGGCAAGATTGGCTACTGAAATAAGAGTTAAGGCAGCTGAGAGTAATGAAAAGATAACAGAAGCATCCTTAATGCAACAAGTCATTCAAAAGAAAGAGTATAAAAGAAAGTTAGCAGAGTTAGCAAAGGCTCATACTGAAGCTAACAAATGGAGTATAATGAGAGAGAGTTTCTTACAAAGAGGCAAGATGTTGAGAGAAGTGGTACAATTGTTCAGTGATGGCTATTTTACAGATATTTCAGTTAGGTCTACCGATACAAGTGATGGGGCTTATATACAGGCAAGAAACAAAATAAAAAAACGTTATAGCAACAAATAAAAACAAAGGAGGCAGTTTATGTCAAAAGAGTTTAAGTACAAAAAGCCAAGTAAAGAAGTACTCAATAAGAGAGCAAATCAATCTGGAGGTTCGGGGCACTGGTTTCTGAGAGATGACGTTGAAACGTTTTCACCTAAGGACGATAAAAAAGGTAATCAGATTAGACTTATGCCACCAACATGGGATGAAGCCGAGTACTGGGGGTATGAAGTTAAAGTACACTACAATGTTGGCTCTGATAATTCAGCATTTCTGTGTTTAAAAGAGATGAAGAAGAAGAAATGCCCTATTTGTGAAGAACACGACGCTCTTGCCAAGAAAGGAAAAGTTGATGAAGAGTATCTAGCAAGTTTGAAACCCACAAGACGTGTTCTCATGTATGTTATCGATAGAAAGAATGAGGGCGATGGTCCACTAGTCTGGACAGCACCGTGGACAGTTGATAAAGAGATAACAATCAAGTCTATACACAAGAAAACTGGAGATAGTATACCACTTGACTCACCAACAGAAGGTTACGATATATTCTTTAAGAGAGATGGGAAAGGGCGTAACACTAAATACACTGGCTTTGACAAAGATGATGAGCCTTCTCCTTTGAGTGACAATAAGAAGAAAATGAGAGAGTGGCTTGAGTTCATTGAAGAAAACCCACTTCCAAGTGTTATCAAGTTTGCCTCTTATGAAGAGATAGCTGAAGCATTCTCTGGTGGAATGTATGATTATGACTCTGAGAAGAACAAAGAAACAAAAGAAACAAATGAAGATGAAGAAGAAACACTTACCTGGAATGATATTCATGAGATGAAGCGTAGAAAACTCGAAAAGTTAGCCTCTGAAAAGACAGATATTGATGAAGAGGATATGGAAGATATGGATGATGATACTCTTGCTGATAAGATATGCGACGAACTTGGTATAAGCAAGTCAGGAAAGAAAAGCAAGACGTCCAAGAATGAAGATGAAGACGAGGATGAAGAGGACGAGAAGCCCAAAAAGGACAAGAAGTCCAAGAAAGATGAAGATGAGGATGAAGAAGATGAGGATGAAGAAGATGAGGATGAAGAAGATGAGGATGAAGAAGATGAGGATGAAGTAAAAGACAAACGCTCTGTAGCAAGAGAGAAGTTGAGCAAACTAAAGAAGAATAAGAGGTAAATATGAAACGTACTTCCTTAAAAAGTGAGCCAACAAAACAAAAGTTGAGCTACTTTGTGGATGAATCCCAAAAACCAATGGGATTCATCCATAGTGGAAGTTCCCTACTTGACCTTGTTTTGGGTGGTGGATGGCCTCTTGGTAGAATATCTAACATAGTCGGTGATGAGTCAACAGGGAAAACGTTGTTGGCTATTGAAGCATGTACTAACTTCTTTAAACAGTATCCAGATGGAGTGATTGTTTACAAAGAAGCAGAGGCGGCATTTGATAAACAGTATGCTGCAACACTTAATATGCCTGTGAATAAAATAGATTTCGCTGAGAATGTTGATGATACCATAGAAGATATTTACGAGTACATCAAAAAAACAATTGATAAGTGTATGAAGAAAAAAGTTCCTGGACTCATCATAATTGACTCTCTTGATGCTATCTATACAAAAGGGGAAGAAAAAGAAGAGTTGAAGGACTCATTCGGACTTGGGAAGCAGAAACTTCTATCAAGAATATTCAGATTGTTGTCCAAGAAAATAGAAGCTGCCAATATTCATCTTATGGTAATATCTCAGGTACGAGCTAAAATAGGTGCACTGTTTGGTGTCAAGAAAACATACTCTGGTGGACAGGCAATGAAACATTATGCTACTCATATATTATGGCTAAGCGAGATTGGAAGAAATGATAAAACAATACGAAAAATAAAACGTATCGTATCTCTTGATATTAAAGCTAAATGTACCAAGAATAAGATTGGATTAGCTTTTAGAGAATGTCAATTCCCATTGGTATTTGGTTATGGAGTAGATGATATTACCTCCTGTCTTGAGTGGCTGGAATTAGTAGATGAAGATTACTTGAAAAAATTATATGAAGAGACTGGCTCAGTTAATCTGGTTAAATGTGCTGAGATACTAAAACACGGCAAATACCCTAAGACAGTTCAGAAGTTAAAAGCTAAAGTTAAAAAAGAGTGGGAAGAGATAGAAACATCATTCTTACCATCTTATAGTAAGTACTAATCCACTGCCTCATGTTTCATGTTAACGTGTTGAGGTCAATGCACAAAAACGATAATCTTCCTATCGTTTCTCTCCTAGACGTGCTATGTAGAGGGTTTGATAGCCTAATTGACCTACACCCTCAATTAATAAAGGAGAATACTAATGGCAGAAAGAACAGTAAAAGAGTTAGTTAAGAAGAAGAACAAATCCAAGGCTAAGGGTAGTGCATTCGAGAGAACAGTATGTAAAATGCTAAGTCTTTGGATATCAAATAATAAACACGATGACCTCTTTTGGAGGTCAGCAATGTCTGGTGGTAGAGCTACAGTAAGATATAGATATAAGAAAGGGCAAAAGTCAACACAAGGTGGAGATATAACTGCTGTACACCCATTAGGCAACAAGTTGACTGATATTTTTTCTATAGAGTGTAAGAGTTATAAAAACATTCATTTACAGACCAGCATACTTAATAAAGCGCCTAAACAAGCATCATTACTTGACTTTTGGAATCAAACTAAAAGAGATGCTGAAACACAAAACAAACTACCCATGCTTATTGCTAAACAACCTAATCTTGCTGTGATAGTCTGTATAGATGAGAATGGATTAAAAAGGTTACAAACCAATGACGTAGAGTATATTTATGTCTCTGACCTAGATATGTACATAATAAAATTTGATAGACTTATTAATGTATGTAAATTGAGGTAAGACATGATAAAATATGTAGTATTAGCAGACTTACATCTTACTGTAAATCCCTTAGATGAGTATAGATGGGACTTGTTACATAGTGACCAAGTAATAAAACATTTAACTCAAGATACTGTGTTAATAATCATTGGTGATTTAACTGAACAGAAAGACAAACATACTGAGGCATTGGTAACAAGAGTGAGCAACTTAATACGTAAGTATTCAAAATTAGTATTAAGTGTAATAATACTTAGTGGAAATCATGATGGAATCTCTTCTGATAGACCTTTCTTTAGATTTATAAACATGCTCTCTAATGTCACTTTCATTGTCAAGCCAAAAGAAATTGATAAGACATTATACTTACCACATTCAAGAGACCCGTATAAAACATGGAAGAATGTTTTTACTAATACATCTATCAATACTGTATTTATGCATCAGAGCATTAAAGGTAGTATAACTCAGAGTGGTTTCACTATGAATGATGGCATCAATGTAGATATTTTTCCTGATAACATTAAACACATCTATTCAGGTGATGTACATGCACCACAAAAACATGGAAGAGTAGTATATGTAGGTGCTCCATATCATATCTATTTTGGTGATGTTTATCAAGGTAGATTATTGATACTTAATAACAAGTTTAACATTGAGAAATCTGTACCACTTTACTCTATAACTAAACACAAGATAAGAATAACTGCAATGCAAGAACTTGACCATGTTAAAATACAAGAGAATGACCAAGTAGCAATAGAATATGTTGTTGACATAGATGAGAAACATACGTGGCAGAAAGAACGATTAAAGATTCGTGAGTATATAAAGATTAAGAAAGCTCATCTATGTAGTCTTAATGTTTCAGTTAATAAGCCAAAGATAAACAAAGAACAACAGAAAAAGATGAACAAGAACAAGCCAACTATCATATCTGATGATGAGTTAATATTACAACATACTGTTGATAACAAACTAACTAACTTCTATCGAGACAGAGCACTAACTCTTATAGAGGAGGCATCATGTATTTAAAATCTCTGACTATAAGTGGGTTTCGTTCTATAGACAAGTCTGTAATAGTTCGTTTCGATAGAATGAAAACAGGAGTCTGGTTCATGTCTGGCAACAACATTATGGAGCCAGAGTTGGAAGGTAATGGAAGTGGAAAATCAAGTATTGGAGAGAGTTTAATTTGGCTATTCTGCGGAAAGACTTCCAGAAATCTTAAAGCTAAAATGGTTGTAAACTGGAACTCAAAGAGAAAGTGTTATGTTAAGTTGACCTTATTGAAAGATGGTATAGAACATGTTATTGAACGAGGACAGTCTCCAAACTATCTTAAGGTTGATAATAAAGACATATCTCAAGAGAATTTGGAGAAGATGTTTAATATAAACTTTGACTCCCTGCTTTACTCTGTTTACATATCACAGTTTGGAAGCAAGTTCTTTGACCTACAACCTGCTGAGAAGATGAAAGTGTTTACCTCCATTCTTGGTGAAGACCTTGAAAAGTGGAACAGATACAGTGATTATGCTGCAATATCTATGAAGCGTACAGAAGAAAAGATAGCCAAGGTGAAAGAGAGTATTTCGTATTTTGAAGGAGCACTCAGCTCTATTAACATCGAAAAACTTAAAGACCTTGAAACTAGATTTGAAGAGGAAAGAAAACATACTATTGATGAAATTAAAACTCGCTTACGTAATAGGCAATCAACTGATACAACGTCCAAAGACAAAGTAAGAGAGTTAAAAAATAACATTGCAAAGATTGATGAAAGACTTAAGAAACGAATCAAAAGACTTGAGACTATAAAAACAGCCTTAGTTGTAAAATCAAAACAGTATAATGAGCTTAACGAAAACATCATAAAAATAGCCACCGAAATTGATATTATTTCTCATAACATCAAAACTCTTGAAAATCTTACCACAGATAAATGCCCAACGTGTTCTCAAATAGTGGATAAGAAACATAAGGTGACAACCATCACCTCATTAAAGAATAAGATGTTGCCAATGTCTCGTAGTTTAAATGATATGAGAAAATTGCTCAATAGTCTTGATGAGAAAATATCAGTTTTACGTGAGAACAAAGAGGATTTGTTAGAATCTATAGACAATATAAAGACGAGTAGAGATATCGCTCAAAATAGAATTGATGAACTCAAACACAATGAGACTGTTCGTAAAGAGGCAATCGAGGAGATTAAAAAAGAGTTAAAGAAAGAACAAGAACGAATTAATCCATATACCGACATGCTCAAGAAAAGCCTCTTCAACGTAACCATGTTTACCAAGAATCGATACTATCTTGAAGACGAATTAACAGAACTAAACAAAATACTTGAGGCAGATAAGTATTGGAAACGAGGCTTCAAAGACATAAAACTCGCCATTTTACAAAGAAATCTTGAAGAGTTAGAGATACAAATAAACAATCATCTATTTCAACTGGGCATGGCTGATTGGAACATAGAACTTGTCATTGACAAGGACTTTTCAGTGTTAGTACAATCACCATTTGGTGGAGGCAAAGTGCCTATTGAGGTATGGTCTGGAGGTGAGGGGCAGAGATTAAGATTAGCAGGAACACTAGGATTGATGGACTTTATTCATAACAGACAAGTAGATGATTGGAACGTAGAAATGTTTGACGAACCAACAACGTGGCTAAGTAACAAAGGTGAAGAACAGTTGTTAGACACATTATATGATAGAGCCAAGAAGCAACAGAAGATAATTATATTAGCTGACCATAGGTCTTTTGACACCTTTGGAAAGTTCTCAGGCATTATTGATGTAATAAAAGACGAATCTGGTACACATGTAGAATTAAGATAAAGGAGATGAATTATGAAACCAAGTCAAGAAATATACCAACTTAAAAAGAGAGTAAAAGTGTTGGAACAACGATGTAAAGAATGGAAGGCATATGCTTTGGAACGAGATAAGTTTATTGATAAAATAAGAAAAAAGTTAAATAAATTTGATAAACAGGAGTAGTCTTAATAAAGAATGGCCTCTGAGGGCTGATACAATTATCAGTTTTCCCCAGAGGCCAGAGCGAGGAGGGAGGTGATGAGGAGTTTAAGTCATAAACAATTCTGCTTCTACTTTTCTTCTTCTTACTAATCCTGGTAGAACTCTGCCACCAGCCTTACACCACTTTAGAAATTCATTAGCAGCACCTGCATAATCCAAACTATTTATTTTCCTTCTCAGAGTGCTTATTTGAAGATTACCAGCACCCAAATTGTAAACAAATGAAATCAAAGCATCGAACTGATTTTGGTTAAGTGGAGCAACTATCAGTCTTCCGATGCTTTTTTCATTTCTGACCACTTCTTTCATCATCAATTCAGTTGCTTGCTCCTTTGTTATACCATTCATATATGGTGTAGGGTCTTGTATCACAGTTCCATATCCAATCGTTAACACACCAGCAGGACAATAATAAGGCTTGTTATAGAAACCTTCAAAATGCTGAATTAGGTTAATGCCACGTTCTGATGTTTTCATTTTAACTTAAACACCTTTGCTGCCATTCTACTTCCAAACCAAAACCCAAGAACAAGCATTAAGACGGAATTGTCAAACTCAGTCCATACCTGCTGAATGACCTGTATTTGTGGTAATTTTTGTATCCAAATATAAGTATATATCATGACTAACTTAACCCATAAGTATAATCCAGCAAAAGCATACGTCACAGTAGGTCTAACTGTGCCATTATACACAGACAACAAGGCATCTGCCCACATGACTCCAACTGGTTCAATTTTGGATGCTTCATACAGAGCAACTGATTCTTTTATATCTGCTTCTGTATTTATTTCTTCTAGTTTTTGTGTATGTAATAATCTTTGCGCTTCAATCTGCTTGTCAAGCATAGCAAGTTCGTGAGCATTGTCCTGTCTCTTATTCAAAAATTTTAATAACTCTGGTATAAAACTACCAAATAACCCTAAAATTACAGATAATAATGCATTCATTTATTCCTCCTTTCTCTCATTCATTATATTCTCTTTCTTACCAACACAATAGTTCATATCCCGCATTACCGAGCATATAAGGGAGTGCCATCTTTGGACAATATGTTCATCATTTTTATTCCTCATAAACTATCCACAAGCATAAATTTTTCTGATTTTGCTTTATAAGTAATAACTCGTATAGCATTTATTCTATAAACAATAGTTATTACCATTGAATATGTCCCAGCTCGTACATATTTAGGTATATTTATTCCTTTTATTATTCCACATTGTTCCATTGTAAGATTTGATGATTCTGTTTTCAGTGAATAATATATCTTAGTGTCATGATTATATAACTGATAATATACTTCTGCCGATACATCTTTATATTTATGATACTTTACATGCAAAAGTATATCTTCTCCACTTATTACAATATTGCCACTACTTATAATTTCTATTGGCTGTTGTATATCTATTACTTTGTATGGGTAATAGAGCATTACACTTATTAATCCTGAGAGATATGCTCCACATGCTAATATTCCTATTGATAACCAATAGATTAACTTGCATCTTATTTTCCATATCATTTTGTTATAACCACCTTTAATAGAGCTGTAAGTATACCAATGCAGAACATTGCTATCATGCCATATACAATGTTTCGTACAGGCGCAAATTCTATTTTAGTTACAAACTTTTGTTCTTGCTTTTCTGACTCTGTTTTTATTGACTGTTTCAACTCATTTATATCATTCTTGAGATTGTCTATAGACTGTATCATTTTTCCAAATTGCACATTGTCTTCTCTTCTCTCGAATATTTCGTCTGCCAACCCTCTACCTCCTTATTTCCTGTAAATTGTGCAACACAATATATATGTATAACATATTAGCCAAGAGCAAAAGAACATGTGCTACAGTCTCCCAACCAATAGTCAACAAGATTACGATACATATGCCCAAGATTAGAGCATAGACTATCTTTACAACCCACCAGAAGCTACCCAACTTCTCCATCACAAATATCATTGGCTTCCACAATTCCCTGCCGCCACGATTGAGAATGATTATGGTCGTGATAACATCTGCTGTTGTGAGAATAAGGAAAAGAATGTATAGTCCTATGAGCATGTTATCTCCTATTAGGGTACAAGTACTGCACGAGCGCCGATGTGCCAGGGGGAGTTCGAGGGCGGGTCGCCCAAGTACAACGCACCAGGGCACCGAGCGCCGCTGCTGCAGGAGCCCCCGCGAAGGGAAATTCTTTCACCAGTAGCGGCATACCAGAATCCTTGCCCATCAAAGTTCCCCTGACCAGCAGTTACAGTGCTTGCAGGGATTCCATGCTTTTTTAACAACGCCTCAGTGCGTAGAGATGCCACACTTTGGCCAGATGTAACTCCATCAACAGTTAATGTAGTATTGATGAAACTGGCATGATTATAACCATCTGCTGGGTTTGAAAAAGGATTGACAGTCTTTAAAGCAATATATATACCATTATCTTTCAAACGCAACCCATCAG